GGCGGGAGTTCCCTCTGGCAGAATCGGGGTATGTCACGCAACGATATCCAAGGCGACTTCCTTGACCTGAGCCGCAACGACCGGTCTTTCCACACCTCGCATTACTTCACGGTCGAGCAGTCGGCTACGGCGTACTTCCAGATCATCACGGGGGCGAGGGAAGCCCTCCTGTTCCAGTGGAACCTGACCGCCGCTACCCAGTCCTGCCGGTTCATCGCCCTTGAGGCACCCACCGTGACCGATGGGACCGCCGGAGTCACGCCCCGTAGCATCAACCGTGGCACGGCGCAGAGTTCGACCCTCACGGTCTACAGCAACCCCACGTCGATCTCGGGCGGCACGACCCTGCTGGACACCGTGATTCCCTCTGGTGGCAACAAGACCGGCGGTGGCGTCAGTGGTGCCGTCTTCTGGACCTTGAAGCCCAACACCGACTACACCGTCTCAGTGGCGAACCTTGGCAATAGCACAACGGCGTGCACCTTTGAGATGGGGTGGATCGAACTTGGTCCGTGATTGAGCGCACATTGATTGCAGTGGAGGACTATCGCTCCAAGGCCGGGGGAGTTTGCTCTGGAGATACCTCGGAGCAGTGCATGTGGTGCGGGGGACCGATGCGCCCCGAGCACGCCCACTACCGGTGTGACACCTGCGGTAGCCGGGATTCTTGTTGCGACGGCCCGTATTAGTAAGGTGACGAGTCATGTCGGAGAATGAAGACTTCCTAGAGTGGCTCAAAGAAGGCGACGAGCGGGGATGGAGCAAGTTTGTCTGCGGCACCCACGACGGCGTGCTTACCGAGGAAGAGTGGAAGCAGTTTGAGGAAGGGGACGATCCCTGTGTCCCCGTCTTGAGGTTGTACGTCCCTAAGGGATAGCCATAGCCATAGCCAGAGGCTGCGTCGTCCCTCCCCCGCACCGCCACGCCAATGTAGACTTTCGGGATGGACGAGAAGAAGGTCGAAGAGTGCATGGAAACGATCCGTGCTCTTGCCGATGTGGCCGAAACCGGTCAGGTATCGGTGCAGGTGTATGCCTCCCTCTTCTACGACATTCTCCGAGTGCTTGAGCATCTAACCGATAACTCCATCGTGGTCATCTCCGATGCGGGCGATGTCATTGCCGAGTTCTCTGATGAAGAGGGGCGAATGATCCGTGAAGCCGCCGTCCATGAGTTCCTTATCCAATCCGTCAAGAAGGCAATCACATGACCAAGGCCATCTTCATCACACTTATCCCGCCGATTGTCCTTGGCATCGTGCTGGCGCTCGTTGTCGACCACATCACAAACAGGTCTGGTAAGTGAGCCTAATCCTCGGTCGTCTCCCCGAAGACGACGACGAGTTGTGGCACTACCTCCGTGTCGTGTGGGGCATGTCGATCCCCCGAGTTGCCGTATGCCCTAACCATCAGGCTCCGTTCGACGCTCTGGCCAACGCCTATTTCGCTCGGTCCCCGATCTCGGTCTGGAAGGCATCCCGAGGATTCGGTGGAAAGTCGACCCTTATGGGAACCCTCTGCGCCATCGAAGCGGCCACCCTCGGCGCTCAGATCACGGTGCTCGGTGGCTCGGCCTCCCAGTCACAGCGAGTTCATGAAGTGACGCAGGAGCGGTGGTACTACGACCGTGCTCCGTCTGATCTGGTCGACGGAGAGCCGACCAAGTACATGACTCGTCTCAAGAACGGTGCATGGATTCTCGCCCTCATGGCATCGCAGAAGTCCGTCCGTGGTCCGCACCCTCAGCGGCTCCGCATGGACGAGGTGGACGAGATGGAGTTGGACATCTTTGAGTCTGCTCAGGGCCAGCCGATGAACGGTCGTGGCCTGAAGGCTCAGACGGTCGTGTCTTCGACCCACCAGTATCCCGACGGCACGATGACCGAGTTGCTCAAGCGAGCAAACGAGAAGGACTGGCCTGTCTACCAGTGGTGCTGGCGTGAATCGGTGGGAACGCCCGATGCTCCCGGCTGGCTCTCAATGGAAGAAGTTGAGCGCAAGAAGATGGAAGTCAGCCAGCGCATGTTCGACGTGGAGTACGACCTACAGGAGCCGTCGTTCGATGGTCGTGCAATCGACACCGCCTACGTCGAAGCCATGTTCGACCCCGACCTCGGCATCTTCAAGGGCGACGTGGACGAGCGGGTCTGTATCGAGCCTCCGGTCGAAGGTGCCTCGTATGTCACGGGTGTCGACTGGGCGAAGGAGCAGGACTACACAATCATCCGCACGTTCCGCACCGACGTAAACCCGTGGGTGGAGGTGCTCTTCATCCGCACCGGTCGCAAGCCTTGGCCTCTCATGATCCGTGACCTTGATCGGGTGCTTGAGGAATACGGCGGTTTGTGCGCTCACGATGCCACCGGAATCGGCAACGTCGTGGACGACCTCATTGAATACGAGCGCCATAGCGTTCGACCCATCGTCCTTCGGGGACGAGAGCGTGAGACAGTCTTCACTGAGTACATTGCCGGTATTGAGCAGAACGCCATCAAGTCGCCCCGAGTTGAGTTCTGCTACAACGAGCACAAGTTCGTCACCCAAGCCGACCTTTACGGCGGCGGTCACCCTCCCGATTCTTTCATTGCTGGCGCACTAGCGTGGTCTATGCGTCGTCGGGTAAGCAAGATAAACGTCAGACCCGGCAGTATCACACGCAAGAACAGCCCTTGGCAGTTAGGAGACGGTAGTGGGCATCTTTCAAGAAGCGATAGATAGCGAACCCAGCCAACGACCGAACAGTAAGCGGCGGTCAGTGTACGTCGCCCTGCGGGATCGGGCGGATGGGTCGCTGGAAGAGTTTGAGGCCATCATGGCAGCAGGCGAAGTCTCGTCGGCAGCCATCGCTCGGGCCATCAAAGCGACCACTGGCATCGAAGTGAGCGACAGTCTCGTTCTTCGGTGGAGGAACAAAGAATGGCCGAGTTCCTGAACAACCTTCCCGCCGACTCGGGAGCGACCCGTGAGGCTCTTGGCGAGATTGCCAAGATGCTGGAGCGGAACGACATCGACATTGCCGAGATCGGGCGAGTTCGACGGGTATCCGTCTACCAGACCGTCACAAAGGACGAAGACGGCGAGGCTCAGACCCATGACCTCTTCGGCATCCAGATCGACCCTCGGTGGGCCGAGGGACCGGAGTGGCCGGTGGTGCAACAGGGACCGTCGATCAAGGTCACCGTGCCGAAGGCTACGAAGAAGCCCTCAGGCTGGCCCTGCGCCGTGATCCTCCCCGACATACAGATCGGGTACTTTCGTCGCTTAGACGACGATCTAGAGGCCATACACGACGAGTCTGCGCTATCCGTTGCGCTACAGATCATCAAGGATGCCAAGCCCGCCAAGATCATCATGGTGGGGGACAATCTGGACTTCTGCGAGTTCGGCAAGTACCGGCAGACCGATGCCTTCGCCCGCACCACTCAGGCGAGCATCGACCGAGCCACCCTGCTCTGCGCTCAACTTCGACAGATCGCCCCCGAGGCCGAGATCGTCTGGATCGCCGGTAACCACGAAGAGCGTCTGCCGAACATGCTCCTTGACAACGCTCGGGCCGCCTTCGGTCTGCGCCGAGGGAACACGCCCGAGTCATGGCCGGTCATGTCGGTGCCCTATCTCTGTCGAATGGACGAGTACGACATCAACTACCTGACTGGCTACCCCGCCGCTCGGTACTGGCTGACTCCACGGCTCCGAGTGATCCACGGAACCAAGGTGGCGAGCAACGGCTCTACGGCTCACAAGTATTTGAGCACGGAGAAGACCAGTGTGATCTACGGCCACATTCATCGACGTGAGTGGGCTGAGCGAACCCGAGAAGATTGGGACGGTGCGAAGACCATTCTCGCCGCCTCCCCCGGTTGCCTCGCCCGAACCGATGGCGCAGTTCCCTCCACCAAGGGTGCGACCGATCTTGACGGTCGACCGCTGCCGGTGGTCGAAGACTGGCAGCAGGGTGTGGCGGTCGTTCCCTACGACGAAGAGTCGGGGGAGTTCGTCTACGAGCAAGTGGCGATTCGTGACGGATGGGCGATGTGGCGTGGCAAGGAGTACGCCAGTGAGTCTTGATGTCCTTGCACCGATCACGGTGGTCATGGCCTTCGGCGGGGACTACCGAGAGGTAGCGTTCGTCCGCAACCCAATCCAGCCTGAGCGCCTTTCGGCTCCCGGCCTCTTCGCCGCTCGCATCGGCAACGGATCGAAGATGCACCGGACCTCGGCCAAGGCCACGCTCTACGAAACGGTGGAGGAAGCGCTGGCCGAGTGCGACCCCGAGTTGACCATCCTTCATCTCGTCCCCGAGGGATGCGTCGCCTTCCATCGCAACGTGAAGTTGAGAAACCGACCGGCTCTGATCGTGGGCTGGGCTTCCAACTACATGGGCACCGATCTCGGCTCTAAACAGAGGTATCACGGGCGCATCGACTGATCTCTCCGTTTGACATTGATTGACCAATGTGATACAATCGCAGTGTCGACCAATCGAAAGGAGAGCAAATGGCACGACGCAGGAGCAAGGCTCCGAACCCCACCGAGGGCTTCGACCGCTTCATCAAGTTGAAGAACGGTCGCACTCTCACCGAGGGTGACGAGTTCACCGTTATCCCCGAGGTGCGCTACCGAGGGCACTGGGGGACCGGTCGCTACCGGTTCATGTACGTCAGCCCCTCGGGCGACGTGACGGGCTGGGGTCCGATCAACCGTGGCGGCAACACGCCCAAGGGCCGAGTGCGGTCCTTCAAGCCGAGCGACATTGAGGTCGTTCACAACAAGGCCAAGAGCCGCAAGTCGGCGGCCTGAGGTAGTTGCAACTGCAACAACTTCATAACTCGTTATTGGTGTGCCAATGATGGTACACTGGAAGCGTAAGGAAAGAGAGGAATCACATGAGCATCAAGTACCACTTCAACGTCATCGGAGACAGCCTGACCACCGAGGTTGAGACTCTCACGCCGATGACCTACAACGAGTTCGTTGAGCACGTCGGCTACAAGGTCGTCGGCTTCCGAGACTTCTCTGCTCGCAGGAGGCC